GCGCCGTCATATACTGCCGACACTTCAGACAGAAGAGCGTTATCAATGCCTACCGTGCAGACAATTAACCCGCGGTCTTTTACCTCAAACTCCATGCCGGCCAGGTGTGGGCATTCGTAGCTTCGGTAATCCTGCTGGCAAATGCTGCACCAAAATTTTCCAGAGTGAAACCCCACCGAAACATCGGCCACAATGCCGGCCCGTACGCCGGCAATAAAATCATCTGTGGTTACTCCGTTCAGATTCAACCCTGGTAAGGTGTAGAAATCGGCAACAACCCGCTGGCGCTGCCCATCGCTGATCAGGCGCCCATCAATGCTGCGGCCAAAAGGCAATTCGTTGTGTCGGTGGCTGTTGAGGAAGGAAATGCCGGACCGCGCTCCAGATGCAAAATTCTCCAAAGTTGACGGTAGCATGAACGTCGAATACGCATCGACCACACCAGAGGAAATTTCAGCCGTCCAAAAAAAAGGCGTGCGCTCATCGAAGATCGTTGGATCGTGGGCGCTCTTGTTTTTGGCAGATGTTAACAGGTCCGCCTGTCTCTCCTGTGCATCAACCCGACTAACCCTTGCAGAATATGAATAAAGGTCTTCCATGATTTCTCCGTACAAAAAAAGAACTCGTTACACCTAAGTGTAACGAGTTCGAAAATTCTGTATATGCCTAAATGTAGCTATCTTTGGCTACTTGCGGCCGATTGCCTGATCATCTGCACAGCGACTTCAAACGCAGACGCGGCGCCGGTTTTCTGCCGAATGTTTTTGACGTGGTTGTAGACGGTGTAGCGGCTGATTACCAACTGGCGAGCGATGATGCTTTGGCTCTTGCCCTGAGCCAGCAAAGTGACAACTTCCTTTTCGCGCTCGGTCAATACTGACATATCTAACACCTCAACAAATCCTTACAACGGTCTCGCCTCTCGGTTGTCGGTCGTGTGCGTCTCGCGCTTGTCTGCCACGCGGAACACAGTTTGACACAACTGACACTGGTAAATGTGCGCAGTCTTGCGGATCTCACTGCATAGCGAACTACGGCATTTGGGACAACGATGCACGGTATTTTTCTTGACTTCAGTCGCTGCGGTCATGGATTGGTTCCTCCTGTCCAGGGCAATGCCGGCGGCTGCCACGGTGGCAACCCCGGTACGGACACAGTGACGGCTGGAATACCGACAACCTGTCCATCATAACGGACGGCTGACCACACGCAGTCACAACCGCTGTGCTGCGGGATTCTCACCGGCGCTCCGCCCAGCGGAAACACTCGGCCATGCCACTCTGCGCAAATCTTGACGCACCCAACGCCGTTCACGTCGTACATGTGGTATTGAATACCGTTATGTTGTTGCGTCCACTGGAGCGCGTTGTTCACTGCCCAAGGCCGCTCATAACGTTCAATCAGCACAGTGCGCTGTGCGGCTCTGGTGGCAATGTAGGCGCTAAGCGCCAATAGAATGCCGGTTTCCACCTTGCGCGCCTCGGTTACCGCTTCCGTCAAATCGTCAATGGTTGTATCAATCAGGCTCTGCTCGCTACCCTGCGTGGTGAGCATTTCGGCGCGCTCAATCATTACCTGCAAATAGTCCGCATTCGTCAGATTGAACGCGCCGTCAATGTCGAGCATGTCCAACGCTGTCTGTCCGCCAAGGTTGGCCGCGCGCCGGTGGTAGCGTTGCAGGAGTAACAGCAGGATGGCAATCACCGCCGCGTCGTCGCCGTATTTACGTTTGAGCCATTGCCGCAACTCACGCTTGCCGGTTGGTGCCTCGTCTAACCCATTGCGAAATGGATGCCAGTAGAGATCACGCATAATCGGCTCAAGTTCGGCTTGCCACTCCTCATCAAGCGCGGTCTTTTTGATGTTGTAGCGGTCGATAGCCGCGCCCCGCTCAGATAGAATCGCATCATAAGCACGCTGCATCCTGGTCAAGCCGGCGGTAAGGTGACGGTCAACTGTGTGCATGATACCCATTCAATTGTATAGCATCTAGCGCATCCGCCACGATGGCGCGCCCCTGGCGTAGCTCTGTCAGCCACACGGCGTTATTCTGCGCGTTCAGTTGCTCATTGCCGTCGCCGTCATCCTGCACAATGCCGGCCTGTGGCTGCTGCTGCACAGGTGCCGGACCCACCGCTGGCGAGCCGGTGATCGCAATGCTGGCCTCATCTTGCGTCTGCCACCCTTCATCGCGCTTCGCTTTCTCGTTGGCAATTTGCATGGTTTCGGTTTGGGCGTCCCGTAACTTTTCCGCGGCGCGTAGTTCAGCGAAGGTGAACTTCACTTTCGCCTGAATGCCCTGCGCTTCTAATGCGATGCTGAAGAGCCGGCCCAGCATGGTTTCGGCGTAATGTTGAATCGACTTGATGCCGGCGGCAAAAATTTCCCACTGGCGGTTGCTCTGCGTATCCCCCACCGAATCCGTAATCCCCAGCATCAGCGGCATTGTTTTTAACGCACGCACCGCCATGCGTTCCAGCGCCGTGATAATGGCATCAATGCCGCCAAGCGAATCGGCATCCACCGTGCCAACCGGCCGGTTGACAATCACATTCGACGTGTGGATATAGGCGTCATCGGGCTGTAACTGCGCGTAGGCGTTCTCCACCTGCGTGACAAGTGACGTAGCCCAATTGTTGAACTGGTCTGTGTTGGCGGCCAGTTGTGGCGCCGATTCCAAGATTTTCGCAATGTCAATACTGATGTCAATGCGTGGATAGCCTTGCTGCTGGATGACGCGCTTCAAGTCGTGCATCACGCCTAACAAGAACAAGCTTGTGAACAGCGCGGGCGCGGCAAGTGGCCGGCCATAAGGCGACGACGGCAGCGGGTCAATCGGCACATAACGGAAGGTGGGAATATCCAGCGGTACGAAGTTGTAATCTTGCCACTGGCCAGGCTGCCACACGTCACCGCGCTCTGGATCGGTGCGACGGCGGAAGCGCACCGACGACGGGTCGGGCGTGGCAAGGTCAAGCGGGAAGCGCCCGCGCTTGTCCAACACAAGTTCAGCACACAGCGCACCACGCAGGAACGCACCGGTGAACAGGCGTCCAACCACAATATCGAATGTGCCATACTGATCTGACAGGCTGTCAATAAATGCCTGTGCAGCCGCCTGGCCGCGCGCATCCTCTTGGTCACTGCCGGGTCGTGTTACTTTCACGTCGTAGCCAGGGTTGCACAGGCGCAGGAAATCCCACAGCGCCCGGCTGACTTCCGGCGAAAGGTCGGCCAACATTTCGAGCAAGCGCGTAGGCGCAACCTGGTCAAAGTCCTTTGATGACAGATTGAGCAATTGCCAGTTTTGCTCATAGCTGGCCGGTGGTTGTACAATCCAGGTGGAAGACGAGAAGCTGTCCAGGGAATCCACCGACGTGCGGCCCTTGGGCATGGCGCGCACGAGCACCGGCGCAACCGGTTTCCGCTGAAAGAATCGAATAAAACGTGTGTACCATGCCATGAGCATTAACCCTCGAAGTCAAAAATAATCATCGTGTAAAAATAGCCAAGCACTTTTTCGTACTCTGTCAGGCAAACAGCGATACGTCTGGCGCGCTCGCTGCGTTCCTCCGGTTTTGCAGCTTTGAGCTTGCGATAGGTCGATAGTAGCTCATTCCATAATTCCATTTCTTCATCGGCAGTATCCGGCGCTTCCTCGGCGGGAAGCCCGGCCAATGCTTGCGTTGCCATATCGATTGCTTGTTGCTTATCCATAATTTTACCAACCTTTTGATTTGCCTTGAACGAGCGGCATTGACGGTGCCTGTGTGTTTCCGAACGCTACCCAGATCCACGACTCCAGCGCATTGCACGCGTGATCGTTGCCGTCTTCTGGATGCACTTCTAATCCATGTTTGCCTTCTGGATATTTATAGCCTGACCGTATCTCATCTAACAAGTGTTTGCACCGTCGGTGTATTTTGATTGCCCGGTGCTTGTTGGCGTCACAGATGAGACCGCGTGTTAATGTGATGGCCGCTAACCTGGTTGACTTGCCGCCGCCTACTTTATTCTCCAACCAGTTGCGAGTATAGATGCCCGCAGATGTTAGGCGCTGCCGCAATGCCACCGCCTCATGCGATGCCACCGCTTGCCTAAGCACGGTCGTGCAGCGTTCGGTGTTGCGCTGCTTAATGTGTTCTATGGTATCCTCTTCCAACACTTTTTTTTCGTAAAGCTCATCAAAGACAAGAATGTCGCCATTACTCATGCGTTGTATAAATAGCGTAGCGCGTGGATCAATGTAACCATCATCTATAGCAATCTCAAATGGTCGTTCTGGATCTGGTTCAATGTCTACGATGTTTTCAGCCGTAAACACATCGTAGACCAGCCCTTCTACGCCGGCGTACCAGTCACCATGCAACCACGCTTCCCGCAACGGACCCGATAGTGTACTAAGTTCCTGCCAGTAACTTGCGTCCAAATGCGGATTGTCATCAGGCAGCGCCGGTACAAAAGCAAACTCAGGAGCAATGTCTGCCATTTCTGGCGGGAACTGTCTTTCGATCCAATAGTCCCGCACCCAATTCGCTTCGGGATTCGTGGCCGCCACAAACTGCGTACGACTTACGCCAGGCCAACGCAGGGAACCGCGTAGAATATTGAAAGTGCTTACCGGATTCTTGGTCAACTCATCAATGCCGATAATCGCAAACTCGAATGATTGATAGCGGCTTGGATCGTCCAGGTTGCGCAACAGAATCGAGCCACCACCATACTGAGGATGCAAATGGAAACCAAGTCCCTTGTCCTGCGTGGATTTGATTTCACCCAACCACGACGGAAACTCTTTTTTGATTTTCGTGATTTGCCGGCCAGTCAAACTTGGATAGTCTTCACACGCTAACATTACATCCACCCCTAGCACGCCCTCAGCAGCAAACATCAGCAGTCGGCGTAACAGGTAATAGCGCAGCCAATAACTTTTCCCAGGGCCACGACTGCCGCCGAATAGCATGTAGCGATACTTGTCGGCGGTTTCGGTAGCCTGCCATTGTTTGTCGGTAAACTGGCATATCTCGCTGAATTTCATCGATCTACGGTGACTAATACCCTGCTTTTTAGGTCTACTTCGCTTTTCTCTGGCGCATCCAGGCCCAACAGTTTGCACCGCCGGTCAATGCAGGATAGCACGCCTTGCAGGAATGCCGGGTTGCCGTCGCGCTGCTCTTTCTCCATGCTCGACTTTTTGACGATGGGCTTGCCGCTCTTGTCCTTTGTGCCGTCGGTCTCTTGCCGCGCCTTGGTGCGTTCGGCCTTGCTTGACTCCCACGCAGCCCAGAACTCGCGTTCTAACTCGTCTATGCGTGACAGTTCCTTTTGCTTGGCCTCGTCAAGGTTCAGCGTGGTGGACTCGCGCCACCGTTTTTGCACCACGCGCAGATCGTAACTAACCTGCTGTTGCGTCAAGCCCAGTTCAGCGGCAATGTCAGCCTGACGCCACCCGCGCAGATAGAGCGATGTAATTCGCTCGTAGTCTGCTTCTCGTTGGAACCCGCTGCGTGTGTTTGCTGCCATAATTAGGTACTGATTAACACCGGCTCAATATTCGTGTGCTGATAAAACCGCTCAATCGCTACGCCAACATAGTTTGGCGAAATTTCTACGGCGCGGCACTTGCGCCCAAGGTTCTGGCAGGCGATTAGGGTGGTGCCGCTGCCACTGAATGGTTCAAACACCGTATTGCCTTCAGCGGTATAGTCTTCAAGAATAGCCGCCATAATAGCCACCGGCTTTTGTGTTGGGTGAAAACGTTCCTTCTCTTTACCAATCAGTCCGTTATATTGCACGGTGTATTTTTTAACTGAATCCCTGTCTATGTTTGTCCAAGCCAATTCGCAGTCGCCAAAGGTGGGCATTGTGTTAAGCTTATCCCATACGAGCCAATGCTTTGACTGCGGCAAGATGTCTGCAAAGAAATTTCCGCCAAACACGATTGACTTTTTGGCAATCATTAGAAGCGCATCAAACGTCACCTTTTCAGGCCGACTAGAATCCCAATCATCGGCGTATTGTCGGCGCGCAATGGGAGATCCGTTGCCGCCAAAGCCATCCGCTCCACCAAAGCCCTTGTCGCGCTGAATACCATAAGGCGGGTC